ACTCAAATATAATAGAGTTCGTGAGTCTAGATCAACCACAGAAGCTAAGAGGTCGAAAAAGAAACTTATTATTCTGCAATGAGATAAACGAAATAACAAAAGAAGATTGGAATCAATTAATCTTCAGAACTGATGGAAGAATTATAGGAGACTTCAATCCAAGTGACACATTCAGCTTTATTTACGATGACATAATTACAAGAGACGATTGCGACTTCTTCAAAACAACTTACAAAGACAATCCATTCTTAGAACAAAGTATCCAGGACGAAATAGAAAGGCTAAAAGATACTGATGAAGAATATTGGACAATATACGGATTAGGAGAAAGAGCAATGGCCAAGTCAATAGTATTTAGACATACTGAGTTTAGCCAAGTTCCTGAAGATGCTAAGTTATTAGGTTTTGGTATGGACTATGGTTATAATGACCCAACTTGTTTAGTTTCCTTGCATCAAAAAGACTTTGACTTATATATTACAGAATTGTTTTATAGGTCTTTAATGACAGGTGCGGATATACATAATAAACTAAAAGAATTACAGCTAGAGGGTAAACCAATATATGCAGATACCAATGAGCCAAGAATGACTGAGTTCTTAAGACGTTCAGGCCATAGAGTAATCCCTGCAATTAAAGGCAAAGATTCTGTTAATGCTTCTATTGATTTATTAAAGAGATATAAGCTTTATGTAAAAGGAGATAATGCAATTAGAGAGTTTAGGAATTACAAATGGAAGAAAGATAGACAGGGGCGAATAACGAATATACCAGAACACGACTTCTCCCATAGTATAGATGCAAGTAGATATATAGCTTTTGCAATGTTAGGCAAACCAAACTTTGGCAGATACGCAATAAGATGAAAACAGTTAATAGTATTAGTGGAGGTAAAACATCAGCTTATATTGCTGCAAACTATCCTGCTGACTATAACGTATTTTCTTTAGTTAGAACAAAAGACAAAAATTGTATGTTTCCTGACAAAAAGATAAGGCAAATAGTATCAGACAAATTAGGAACTGAATTTGTTGGAACTTTGGAAGAAGATATGATAATCTACACAATATTAGACCTGGAACAATATATAGGCCAAAAAATAGAATGGGTTACAGGTAAAACCTTTGATGAAATTATATTAAGAGGAGACAAAAAATATTTACCAAATGTAACACACAGATTTTGTACTTCTGAATTGAAATTGTATCCTTTGTTTAAATGGTGGCAAGATACGATAAACCAACCTACAGAGTTTAGAATAGGTTTTAGGGCTAAAGAAACAAAAAGAGCTTTTAATATGCTTAATAAAACAAACAGCAAAGGTTTATTAGAAATGAAAACTATAGTAGGTAAAAGAAAGACTAGGAACAAATGGGCAATGATTGAATGGAATAAACCTGTATTCCCTTTAATACAAGACAATATTTATAAAGACCAGATCGAAGAATATTGGAAACACAAAAAAGTTAGATTTGCTTATATGAATAATTGTGTAGGTTGTTTTCATAGGTCTCCTGTATTACTAAAACATATGTCTGAAAAGCATACAAATAAATTTAATTGGTTTATAGATGCTGAAAAACAAACAGGATACAATAGAAGAACATTTAAACTTGGTATGACATATGAGCAAATCAAAAAAAGCTTTTCACAAACAAAACTATTTGATAATGATTTTAATGATTGTGATAGTGGATATTGTGGCCTGTAACAATGATACGAATTTACAGTTCGCATCACGTTTCTAAGTTTGTATAAGTTTAATTAAAAACATATATAAATTCGAAAACACAAAAACACAATTACAAATTATGTATGCCTTAAGCGAAGATAGTAGCTTGATGCAACAGTTCAAAAAGTTATACTATTATATAACAGAAAACAAATTACAATATAGTTCTAAAAGAGGTATGTTCGGTAGACAAGATATAGGCATATTTTCTGGGATACCAAATTTAGATAAGTTTGAATCATTTGAAATAAGTTTAACAAAACACTTTAAGGACAAAAAGCTTGTAGGCTATGAGCTGAGAGATGCAATAGGCCTACTAATAAATGATCTTATTGTCAGATAATATTACAAGGGGGGTAGTGTAGAGGTTACACGCAAGGCTCATAACCTTGAGGACGCAGGTTCGAATCCTGTCCCCCCAACTATTTTACAGAGGTAGATAAAAAAAATTTAAAATATTTATTAAAAAATGTTAATTATTCCAAAATAAAGTTGTAGATTTGGGTATAATTAAAAACAAAACAATATGAAAAAGTTAAATACACAAAACACAAACAAAGAACAAATATCTTTTAGAACACTTACTAATATGCTTGAAGATTATACTTTTGATATAAAATACAATGCTGAGGAAAGAAATCCTGCGCCTGCACAATTTAACAGAGCAAATGACAAAATGATGAGAGCAGCTAAATTATTATTAGAAGCAAAACAAGAATTACAATAATAACACAGGGGAGGGTAAAACCTCCCTTTTAAAAACAAAACATTATGAAATTAACAAAACAAAAAATTGAAGAAGCAAACAAAAGATTCAAAGACGAAAATAAAGACGGTCAATTAAACGAATCTTTATTATTTTACACTTCAAAACTTATCGATTTTAAAAACAGAATTTCTAAATTAAGTGACAAGCAATTTGAACAGCATTTAGATATATTCAGAGAAGAATACGCAAAAAGAAAAAACAAAACATAAATGGAAAGATTATTATTTAACGAAGACGAAGTAGAAATTCTAGTAGAACTAATACTTAAGGCTCAAAAAGAAGACTTAGTTGGAACATACAGAGCTTCTAGATTAATTAAAAAATTAAACTCAAACTCAATTTAAAAACAAAACATTATGAAAGTAAAAATTAACAAAAAAGAACAATGGGTAATTCAAATGCTTATGGCAAAATTTGGATTAAGCAGAAAACAAGCTGAGAGTAAATTAAAACAATGGTCAAAATAATTATGAAAAAACTAATAGAAAAAATTATTCTAAGTGATGTGTTTGTAAAAGCATTTGTTTACATCTGTGCAATACTATTCACTTTAATATTCAGTATCCAATTAATCTAATCCCATTCTTTTTCATTAGTTGTTTAATCTATAATGATTAATTGGTTAGGAGGTCTCAAAAGGGCCTCCTTTTTTTTTGTCTAAAATCGACTTTAAATTTCGATATATATATATGAGAATTAATATAAACGTTCCTACAGACTTATCGGAAATTAGTTTAAGGCAGTATCAAAAGTTCTTAGAAGTTCAAAAAGAGAATGATAATGAAAACTTCTTAGCTACTAAAATGATTGAGATATTCTGCGATATTGAAAACAAGAATGTTTTTAAAATGAAAGCAAAAGATATTCATAGAATCACAAATATTCTAGCTGATATGTTTGAACAGAAACCACAGCTCATAACAAGGTTTACAATGAATGGTGTTGAGTATGGGTTTATACCGAACCTAGACGATATGACCTTAGGCGAATATGTAGACTTGGATACTTATATCTCTCAATGGGACAGAATGGAGTATGCAATGTCTGTACTTTACAGGCCTATTAAAGATAAGTATAAACAGAAATACAATATAGAAGAATACACAGCAACAGATCAAGAGAAAATGAAGGATATGCCTTTGTCAGTTGTCTTTGGTAGTATGCTTTTTTTTTACCGTTTAGGGATAGACTTATCGAGAGTTATGACCAATTATTTGGAGGGGGGCAGTCAGACCCACTTAGCGGCGATGGACAGTTTGCGGAAAAATGGGGATGGTATCAGTCAATTTACGCACTCGCTCAGGGAGATATTAGACGACTTGAAGATATCACTCAATTAAATGTCCACAAGTGTTTAACAATGTTAAGCTTTATGAAAGAAAAAAACGATTTAGAAATAAAAAAAATTAAAAGTAAAATTAAATGAGTCAAAAAGCTATACAAGGATTTTATAAAATAACAGATACTTTAAAAGACAATCTGCTTAATGACATAAACTGCAACACAGTAACAACAGGCGATATAACAGAAATAGATTTATCTAAACAAACTATATTCCCTTTGAGTCATATTATAATTAACAGCGCAACACCTGGAGAATCTACAATTAGTTTCAACATAACAATTATGTCAATGGATGTTGTAAATATTGACAAGGAAAAAGCTACTGATATATTTGTAGGCAATGACAATGAACACGATGTTCTTAACTCTCAGCTAGCAGTTCAAACTAGACTTATAGCTTTATTAGGTAGAGGTAATTTATATACTACAAAATACCAATTAGTAGGAGAGCCAAGTTGCGAGCCTTTCTATGAAAGATTTGAAAACCAATTAGCAGGATGGGCCTGTACTATGGACATAATAATTGAAAACGATGTAAGCAGTTGCTAATGGAATTAAAAGAAACTAAACAAATATTAAACACATTTGCTAAGTATGTAATTCAGCAATCAAGAAGCAATCTTTCTAAGAGCAAGAAGAATGTATCTAAGGCCTTGTACGATTCATTAGATTATGAAATAATCGCAAACAAAGACTTTATAGAACTAAGTTTTAGTATGCTTGAGTATGGTCAGTATCAAGATCAAGGAGTTTCAGGAACAAAGAAAAATTATAATACTCCTTTTAGATACACTAATAAAATGCCTCCTCCAAAAGTTTTTGATAAATGGACTGTTAGAAAAGGAATAGCACCTAGAGGTTCAGGAGGTAAGTTTCAAAAGAGAAGAGGAATCAACTTTGCAATAGCAAAACACATATTTGAACAAGGAATAAAACCAAGTCTATTTTTTACAAAGCCTTTTGAAAAAAGATTTGATACTATGATAAAACAATTAGAAAATGCTTTAGGGGGCGATATAGAAAACATTATAACTTAATTAAGATGGCAATATATAAAGTAAACATAAACACACCTGTATATTTAAAAGTAGCAAATAGCGGTCTTATTGATTGTGATTTGACTCTTTCAATATATTCAGGAACATTTCAATCATCTCCAAGCACAACGTATCAGTTAAGAAAAAACGAGGTCTCAAATAACAATTATGTAATATTTGAAATAGGAGAATTAATAAAAGATTATATAGATTATAGCTTTGACGGAACATTCGGCAACAATGGTGTTAATCTTTGGGTTAAGGCAGTATCTACACCAAGAAACGCAGCAGGAACAGCTTTAGATTCTGTGACAACCTTAATAATGGCCTTTGATGGTGTAGGATATTTCCAAGATGGTTTTACTTCAGAAAGCCAGACAAATGGTTCAACGACTACTAATTTAAACACTTATGTTGGAAGCAAAACTGTATTAATGTCAAATGATACAATATTTAGAGAGGCATCAGAAATACTTAAAATACCTGTGCTAGCAAACCTGAGTGTAAATTCTGGTAGTGATACTTTGACAGGTGCGACAACAGTAAACTTTAAAAATGGTGCTTCAACAGTTACAAGTATAACAGTAGGCACAGGGATAGATACAACAAATACTACAATAGAATATGCTACAAGTACAAGTGCTACTTTAACAAGTGTAGATATTGTTTCAGGCTCAGGCACAGAAACTATTACAATTAAAGAACAAGATTGTAGTAAGTACACAAACTATCCTGTAACATTTGTAAATAGATTTGGTGCTTTACAAAGAATAAACTTCTTCTTAAAATCTACAGATAGTCTTGAGATACAAAAAGAAGAATACAGATCGAATACTTTGACCACAGGTGCGAGTTATTCTATAAACAATGCACAATATAGGTCAAGAAATATAATGAGTAGAGAAAGTATTACTATGAATACAGGTTATGTAAATGACAGCTATAATCAAGTTATAGAAGAATTACTTATAAGCCCTGCTTGTTGGATTGAACAAAACTCTCAGCAGTTACCTTTAATTCCACAAAACAAGCAAGTAACATTTAAAACTAGCTTAAATGACAAACTAGCAAACTATACTATTGATTTTAAATTTGCTTTTGACAGAATAAATACAATTAGATAATGAATATAGTAGGCCTATTAATTCCAAATGTCCAGGTAGATAACATTGACCCAAATCCAGACTTGTGGAACACCACAGACATAAATTGGGAAAATGCTTTTAGAAAATGGAATGAGATTAACTTAATTACTGATGTTGATTTTAGAAGAATAGACCTATTTGAAGATGAGCAAATTACATTAACGCAAACAATACAAGATGTTAGAGATATAGAAAAAGTATTTACAGACTTTAGTAAAACTTTTAATGTTCCTGCAAGCTCAACAAACAATAAAGTTTTTAAACACTATTACAGACGTGATTTAATTTCAGATGCAGTTCCAAATGGAATATTTAATGCAAACGCTAAATTAAACGCAATCTTAGAATTAAACCACAAGCCTTTTAAAACAGGTTATGTAGTTATGAATGGTGTTAAGCTTAAAAACAATCAACCAGAAAGTTATAATCTTACTTTCTACGGACAGACAGTACAATTAAAAGATAAAGTTAAAGATAGAAAATTAAGTAGCTTAGATTTTTCAGAATACAATCACGATTATAATGTAACGAATGTAAAGAACGGATTGCAAACCTATGTAGCGACCTTAAACGATGTATCAGTTACTACAGCTCATATTATTTATCCTTTTATTTCGCACACGAATAGATTTATTTATAATAGTAGTGCAGCAGGTACGACATTAGAAAACACAAGAAACCTTTACTATTCAGGAGAGCAATCTACAACTAGCAAAGGATTTCATTATACTGATTTAAAACCTGCAATAAGAATTATAGACATACTAGATACTATTGAACAAGATGGGGAAATAGAAATGGAGTTTACAGATGACTTCTTCAAGGATACAGGCTTCTTTGCTAATCTTTATTTGTGGTTACACAGAAACAAAGGAGAGATAGGCGTTACCCCTACAAACGAAACAAACACAAACTTTATAATACTAAACAAGATACAAAGCTTTACAGGAGACCCTTTAAATTTCTTTGATGTAGGGGAGGTAGATTTTTCTCCAAGATTTGATGGAGGTATATTCAGATTCCGTACAGGGTTTTTGAGTCAAGGACTATTCCAAGAAACTATGCGTGTGACTTGGACTATAACTCCTTCTGTAAATACTAAAAAGTTTACAGGTAGATTCAGAAAAGCAGGAACAGGAGAAACTATTACAGAAGTCGCTCACGTTTCAGGAACTACAAACACTCAAATAGATTTTACTTTTCAAACAGATTTATTCAATACAATAGACGACCACAATATTGAATTTGTAATTGAAACTACAGAAACATCTTTAGCGGTTAGTTATTCGTTAAGTTGTACAAAAACAATAAGCACTTTAGGACAATCTCCTGATGTTTATACAATTTCAGCAGGAACTATAGAACCTGGAAACATAGTAGAAACTCTTTATGTTTCAGATGAGATTCCTGATATGAAAATATTAAACTTCTTGACAGGCCTATTTAAAACATTTAATTTGACTGCGTTTGTAGAAAGTGATGTTTCAAGTGCCGATTTTGGCAAGATCAAAGTTCAGACCTTAGATTCTTTTTATAGTGGAGGAACTACAAGAGACATAAGTGAATATATAGATATAACACAAAGCGAATCTAATTTTGCAGTTCCTTTTAATGATATTGAATTTACGTTCCAAGACCCTAAAACATTTGGTGCGTTTTATTATAATAAATTAAATAATAGAGAATATGGTTCTGTCAAAGCGAGTGACGCAACTCAATCAGGTCGAGACCCAAGATTAAATAGAGGTCAAGATTATAGGGTAGAGACTCCTTTTGAAAAAATGTTTTTTGAAAGATTAAAAGACAGCAACGATGAGTCAGATTCGCAAATAGGATATGGATTCTTTGTAGATGATAAACAAGCAGCAACTATTGGACAACCTTTAATATTCTTTAAGAAAACAACTCCTACAAGTACAAAGACAATACAAATGTATAATGGAGCTAGTGTAGGAACTCCTGCGCAAATTACAAGCTATAATAGGCCTACCAATTTTGAATTAGGTACTTCAAGCGTAGCAATTACTGTAGGTTCAGGAGAATCAACAGCAGTAACATTTACATATTTAGATGAGAATTACGCATCACAAACTATTGCAGTTAGTCCAAGTGCTACAGGCAATGTTTCAACTGTAATAACAAATAGTGTTAGAGCAAATTCAAATGTAGACGATGTTGCAAATATTACTATAGCTTATACAGAAATAACGCCAAGTCAAACACTAAACTTTAGTAAAGAAATAGACCCATTCAATTTTGTAATAGACGAGAATACTTTATTTAAGTCATATTATCAAGAATACATAAGTGATGTTTTTAGTGAGAATAGAAGATTAGTAAAAGTAAATGCTATGCTTCCTCAAAGTTTTTTATTGAATTATAAATTAAGTGATACACTTATTATAAACGATGAGGAATTTATCATAAACAAAATCACTACAAATTTACAAACAGGAAAAAGTAGTTTAGAATTATTAAATAAAATTAAGTCATCGTGATAGATCATATATTACAATTATTAGAAATAGCAAACGGAGAAACTGAGAATATCCGAATAGCACAAGGTAAATATAAATTACCTAAAGGTTTCAAAGAGGGAATTAAACAAATTAAAAATGAAATAAAATGGCAAAAACAGTCGCAGTAAATGTTCAGCTTACAACTAAGCAGGCACAAGAAAATGTAGATGAGTTAAACAAGTCTTTTGAAGCACAAGAAGATTTAATTGAATCTTTAGAATCTGACCTTAGAAAATACGAAAAGCAATTAGGAGAAACTACAGGTCGAGAAGTTGCAAGACGTTCAAAGCTTAATGAAAAGATTAAGGAAACCAAGAATAGATTAAATGAAGAAAAAGCAGGTCTTAAAACTATTAACAAGGAGCGTAAAAGAGCAAATACTGCTTTAAAAGAATCTACTAAAAATACTGCTGACTATTCTGGAGTTGTTGGAATCTTAGACAGACAAACAGGAGGCCTAATTTCTAATGTTACAGGATTAACTACAAGTATTGGAGGGGCAACTAAAGGGTTTAAATTATTAAGACTTGCTATTATAGGAACAGGTATTGGTGCTTTAGTTATAGCTATAACATCAGTAGCTACTGCATTTACAAATTCAGAGAAAGGCCAAAACAAATTTAGAAAGTTAATGACTCAAATTGGAGTTGTTGTAGGAAACGTTACAGATATTCTCGGAAACTTTGGTAATGCTATTTTATCTTTTGTTACAGGAAACTTTGATGAAGCAAGAGAATCTATAAATGCAGTTACAGAAGGAATAAAAAACTTTGGAGAAGAAACTAGAAAAGAGATTAAAGTTGCAGGAGAACTAGCTGATGCAAGAGCAAAGGCTGATAAAATGGAACGTGATTTAATTATAGAAAGAGCTGAGGCTACAAGGAAGTTTAATGAGTTAAGAGAAAAAGCAGCAGACAAAGAAAACGTATCTATTGAAGATAGAATTGCTGCATTAAGAGAAGCAGGAAGAATAGAAGATGAGATTACTCAAAAAGAAATAGAAGCAGCAAGAATTAGATTTGAAACTAAGAAACAAGAAAATGCTTTAAGCGAATCTACAAAAGAGGACTTAGATGAGGAAGCACAGTTACAGGCTAGATTAATTGAACTTGAAGCATCAAGACTTAAAAAGCAAAAAACATTAACAGCAGAAATTACAACCAATTTAAGAGAGCAAAAAGCTGAGGAAAAAAGAATACAAGCTGAAGCAGATGCAGAACAAAAAAGAATTGATGCTGAAAAAGCAGCCAAAGATAAAGAAGAAAGTGATGCTAAATTAGCAGCAGAAAAACAACTTGCAGAACTTAAGAAACAAATAAGAGATGCTGAGGCAGTCACAGAAGACGAAAGAAGGGCATTAGAGATTGAAAAAGTTACTGCACATTACGACAACTTAATTAAACTTGCAAAACAGAATGGCCTTGACACTACTAATTTAGAAGCAGCAAAAACAAATAAGTTAAATGAATTTAAAGATGAAGATGTTAAGACAACAGAAATTACTGAGAAACAAAAATTACAAATAGCTTCTCAAACTTTTGGGGCCTTTGCAGGTATTCTTGGAGAATCAAGTAAAGCAGGTAAAGCATTTGCAACAGGTCAAGCTCTTATAAATACATATCAAGGTGTTACAGAAGTTTTAGCAAGTAAGTCTACTTTACCAGAACCATTTGCGACAATAGCGAGAATTGCAAACATAGCAACTGTTTTAGCTACAGGATTAAAAACTGTAAGACAAATAAATTCAGTTCAACCTATGAGAGCAACAGGTGGAGGGGTATCCACAGGGGGAGCAGGAGGTGGAGCGGTTGCAACTCCGCAAGCACCTGCATTTAATATTGTAGGAGCAGGAGGAACAAACCAATTAGCTCAAACTATTGCTCAGCAGACTCAACAACCTGTTAAGGCCTATGTCGTTGCAGGGGATGTAACAACAGCACAGAGTTTAGATAGAAATATAATTCAGGAAAGTGCTTTAGGATAAGCAAAAACTAATTTAAAATACGATATATTATTATGAAGATAGTCGAATTAATACTAGACGACAACGAAGATTTAACAGGAATTGAAGCAATAAGTATAGTAGAGAATCCTGCAATAGAAGAAGATTTCGTTGCTCTAAAATCTCAAGAATTAAAACTAGCTGAAGTAGATAAAGAAAAGAAAATTCTTTTAGGTGCTTTGTTAGTTCCTAATAAACCTATTTACAGAAAAAGTGGAGAAGAAGAATATTATATATATTTTACTAGAGATACTGTAAGAAAGGCATCACAATTATATTTACAAAAAGGAAATCAAAACAACTCAACTTTAGAACACCAACACACAATAAAAGGTTTATCACTTGTTGAGTCTTGGATAGTAGAAGATGAGGAAAAAGACAAGTCAAGATTATATGGCTTAGATGTTCCTGTAGGTACTTGGATGGGTGCGGTTAAAGTAAACAACGATGACATTTGGAATGAGTATGTAAAGACAGGAAAAGTAAAAGGATTTAGTATTGAAGGTTATTTTGCAGATAAGGCCCAAAGACCAAAAGACCAAACAATTAATGATCTTGCTAAAATAGAGGAAGCAGAAGCAGAAGCATTATTGTCACAAGTTAAAGGTATCATCAAAAAAGATAAGAGGTATAAAGGTGGCAACAAAATGGTTTTAGAATCTTATTCAGATTATCCAGGTGGTGTTAAAAACAATGCTAAGAAAGGTATTGAGCTTAATAAAAAAGTAAACAATAAATGCGCAACAGATGTTGGTAAAATTAGAGCGCAACAATTAGCACAAGGAAAACCTATAAGCAAAGAAACAATTAAAAGAATGTATTCTTATTTGTCAAGAGCAGAAGAATATTTCAATCCTAGCGACAATGAAGCTTGCGGTACTATTAGTTATTATTTGTGGGGTGGTAAAGCAGGTCTAAGATGGAGTAAGTCTAAGTTAAAAGAACTTGGAGAAATTGAACTAGCATCAATGAAGGTAGACGATGACTTTGCTATTATTATGGATAGACTTGCTTATTCCTCCAAAGAGATGGCTGAGAAGATTGCAAAAGACATTGGATGTGAAGGAACACACGAACACGATTTTGAAGGTCAGGTCTGGTATATGCCTTGTGAGAAACACGCATTAGCAGAAGTAGGCCCAAGAGGTGGTATAAAGAAAAGTCCTAAGGCACCTAAGTCTGGAACACCAAACAAAAATCCAAAAGGTAAAGGAACTGCAAAGGGAGATGCTTCTACAAGTAGAGGTGCTAAAGTATCTAAGCAAGATGAGGCAACTCTTAAACAAAAAGCAGATGACTTTAATAAAAGATATAAAGACAAACTAGGATATGGCGTAAATGTAGGAATGTTAAAGTCAGTATTTCAAAGAGGCTTAGGAGCGTTTAATGTTTCACATAGTCCAAAGGTTAGTAATCCTTCACAATGGGCATTTGCGAGAGTCAATGCTTTTATGTATATGGTTAGAAATGGCAGACCTCAAAATGCGAAATATACAGGAGACTTTGATCTGTTACCAAAAGGACATCCAAAAAGTAATAAATAATGGCGGTTATAACAAATAGCTCTTTTAAAGTAAAAATAGAAAATGTCACAGATGCGCATAGAATAGCTTGTGCAACTGAAGAAGGGGCTTTAGTAAGAACACCTACAGGCATATATGCACATCACGGAGGCGAACACGTCAAGATATACCCACAAGTAGGAAGCACAGAAAATGTCACAGTAAACAATCTTACAGTTTTAGGAGGTGTTAATTACAACGTACAAACAATAACATCTGGCAAAACTTTAGATACAGATGACCACGTTATATTTACAAACTTTTCTACAGAAACTACAGTTACTTTACCATTAGCTTCAACATACGAGGGTAAAGAATATATTATTAGAGCTAGACACAATAGCGAAAAATGTGTATTGCAAAGAAGTGGAAGTGATACTATTGACGATGGAGGTTCAGAAACATCAATAGACATTAACGCAGACAAATCAAGAACATTAATAAGTGACGGCATATCTACTTGGTATGTTGTTACCTCAATAGGAGCATAAAGTATGAATTATAAAAAACTTAACAGCAAAGATTACATTCCAAGTTATACAAGTCCAAAAGGAGGAAGAAGGGCTTGTTTGTGCAAAGATAAATTAACCTATTCAATTAAATGTTGTACAGGGGAATTACACGCACAGGGTATAGGAAGAATAAGTTAAAAATGCAAAATAAATAATCAAAACCGATATATAATTATGAAAGCTACAGAAATGTTAAACCAAGTAAAAAACCTTCTAGGAGTTGAGTTAAGCGATATTCAATTAGCGGAGCTTAAACTTGAGAATGGTACTGTTTTAGAAGCAGATGCTTTTGAATCAGGAAAAGAAGTTTTTATTCGCACAGAAGATGAGAAAGTTGCTCTACCTGTTGGAGAATACGAACTTGAAGATAATAGAATCCTTGTTGTTGAAGAAGAAGGCCTGATTAAAGAAATCAAAGCTGAAGAACAAGAGGAGGAAGAAGAAAAAAAGGAAGAAGAAGTTGATATGGAATATGTATCAAGAGAGGAGTTCAAAAAAGAGATTGACGAAATCAAAGGAATGATTGAAAAAATGATGGATTACGGAGACAAGAAAAAAGAAGAAATGTCATCTCAAGTTGCAGAGCAAGTTAGTCTTGCAGTTACTGAAGTTCTTAACGAAGAAGAAGTACTAAAAGAAGAATTATCTGCACCTGCGGTTGAGCCTTTGAAACACAATCCTGAAGTAGAAACTTCAAACTTTAAAGTAAAATTCGCTCAAAAGAGAAACGAATCTACTTTAGACAGAGTAATGAGAAATATAGCAAAAATTAAATAATAAATAGATATGGCAGTTTTAAAACACTTTTCAAACGATGTTGAGAGAATTTTCAACAAAGTAGAAACTATTTCTTCTGCGTCTACTTTAACAGAAGCGGACTCAGGAAAATGGTATGAATTAAATAACTCGACAGGTGTGACAGTAACACTACCTGCGGTTAAGTCTGGTGTTAGTTTTAGATTTGTTGTAGCGGCAGCTTTCGCTACTTCAAACTTTATAATTGACTCAGCAGAGGGAGACAACATAAACGGAATTTTAGTTGTAAACGGAGCATCTGTTGCTGCATCTGGAGAAGATCAAATTAACTTTGTAGCTTCAGCAGAATCAGTAGGAGATTTTATTGACATCTGGTCTGATGGTTCAGGTTGGTATGTTTGGGGAATCGGAAACAGCGCAGGTTCAATTACAGCAACTGACCCAAGTTAATAATTAATAAATAATAGATAATAAGATATGGCTACTACTACATCAATAACAACTACTTATGCAGGTCAGTTCGCAGGCGAGTATATTGCACAGGCTTTGCTTAGTGGGGTAACACTTTCAGAAGGAGGGGTTACAGTAAAACCAAACATTAAATTTAAAGAGGTTTTAAAGAAACTTTCTTTAGATGATATTTTAAAAGATGGGTCTTGTGACTTTGACCCAAGTTCAACAGTTACTTTGACTGAAAGAATTTTACAACCAGAGGAGTTCCAAGTGAACTTAGAGCTTTGTAAAAAAGACTTCAGACAAGATTGGGATGCTGCTTCTATGGGATTCTCACAATACGATGAGTTACCAAAGAACTTTGCAGATTTCTTAATCGGTCACGTTGCAGCAAAAGTTGCACAAAAAGTTGAGCAAAATATTTGGAACGGAGCAACTGCAAATGCAGGAGAGTTTGACGGATTCAAAACGTTATTACTTGCTGACTCAGACGTTGTAGACGTTTCAGGTACGACTCTTTCAAAATCAAACATTATCACAGAATTAGATAAAGTTGTAGATGCGATTCCTTCAGCAGTATATGGAAAAGAAGATTTAAAAATCTATATTCCTACAAGTGCTGCTAAGTTTTACATTCAGAAACAAGCTGAACTAGGTTATAGAGATTTATATAACGTAGGGAAAACTGAATTAAACTTTCAAGGAATTGAATTATTCACAGCTCCAGGTTTAGCAAACGATACAATGGTTGCTTCTCAATCTGGTAACCTCTACTTCGGGACAGGGTTATTAAATGACTGGCAAGAAGTTAAGCTAATTGATATGGCTGATATTGACGGAAGTCAAAACGTAAGAGTGGTATTAAGAGGAAGTGCAGGAGTTCAACACGGAATTGGCTCTGACATCGTACTTTATTCTTCTTAATTAGTATAATCAAGGGGGTGTAAAAGCCCCCTTTTAAAAAATAAAGATATGCCTTGTATTGTAACAAACGGAAGAGAATTACCTTGTAAGAGTGGCGTAGGTGGGTTAAAAAGTGTTTTCTTTGGCCCATATTCAACAGCTACTGCCGCTTTAACAGATTCGTCAGGTACGATTACCTTATCGGATAGTGAGACTTTTTATGAGTATCACATTAAAGGAAACTCTTCTTTAGAAACAGCTATTAACTCATCAAGAGAGAATGGCACAACTTTTTATGAAAGCACACTTAACTTAACATTTACATTTTTAGATGTTGCGACTCAAGAGCAAATTAAACTACTTGCTCATAGCAGACCGCAAATCGTTGTACAAGATTATAACGGAAACTATTTCCTAGTTGGAAAAGATCACGGATGCGAAGTTACAGGCGGAACTGTAGTAACAGGAGCTGGGATGGCGGATTTGTCAGGGTTCACTTTGACATTCACAGCGCAGGAAACTGCACCACCATTCTTCTGTGCATCAGCACCAACTGACGATGCGTCAAGTCCAATTAATCCAACTCCATAAGTTAGGTTTTTAATGCAAAAGAGGGGGCTATTTAGCCCCTTTTTTTATGCTTTTTGGTAAAATGCTAATATTGAATCTAAGGCTATTTTTAAGCGATTTAACGAACTCAAGGGGTTCTGGCATATACTAACATTAAAAATCCGAGAAAGTGCATTAGCGTAAATTCCCCTCAAGAGAATTATTAACATTTTTTGATAAATAAAAAAAGCTTATATTTAGCGTATGAAAGATTTAACACCACTACAAAGCAACTATTTAAACACTTGTAAATTACTACAAACT